ATCGTTGAAAGTCCAATAGGCACTATTGTTGCAGACTTCGATTAGCTCATTCTTATCTCTGAGGTCTTTAAAACTCATTATAGCATCAAAGCTGTTTGCAGCTATAATCTTTTTCGTATCTTCTTCATTGTAGTCATTGATATTGATAATGCTGTCATGGATCATCCACAAGCCGGGATTCATCATACGCTTCGCTTCCATGTGCGCCCGTTTAAATGTGGCAAAAGATGGAGCTGTAACTGTAATTTTAGTCACGGTCATAGGAAGTTTATCAGGACCGAGCAAATCAATAGGAGCTTTGTAAGTGTGTTCGTAAATACCGTTTGTGAATTTATCTTTAGTTTCAAGATAATAGTCACGGATGTCGGTCATAGGTATACGGTCATCATCTAGACCTTCTGGAACCTCTGCCCTAGGGTCGATATCTGCATGAAATACTTTTGCACAATTAGATTTTGTCTGGCTCTTATCACAAATGTATTTACCTTTCGTCAACCATGTACCTTTCAAATGTGCAGCACTGACTAACATTAATTTCGTCAAGTTTTGTGCTGGGCTAATTTCAGTAATTGCATCTAAGTCACCACTGATTTGGTTTTTATCCGAGTCTTCATAACGAATGACTGTAAATTTGCAAATAATTCTGGCAATCTCTGCAATCTTTCTAGTCTTCACACTGTTGCTATCTGTGTCGATTACTTCTACAGGCTCTAATTTACGCTTCATGTCGCTGTTCACAGTTGCATTCAACAACGGTTGTGCATTTACGATAGCGTAGCTCACTACGGAGCCTCTAAAATTAAATTTACGGAGAAGGCTTACTCTCACTTCTGCTGGATTGTTTACTTCTGGGAGTTCTTGTTCTGTTATCATAGTGTGAAACTACTTCACACTAACTAAATGTCAATGATTAATTAGTTTTGCCTGATAAGTCATTAGAGATTACATCGTAAGGGTAGAATGTCATCGCGTATTCTAGTGTTTTCATCTGGCCTATCTCAAAAGTATCAGGAAAGCTATGCCCACCCATAGAACAATGCATGAATTTATAAATAACCACAGGGCACCAGTTACGTTTAGTGAACTCTACGTGGATAGTATATGTTTTTGTGGATCTATGTTTCCAGAAATCTAAGAAGAATGCGTAAGCAATAACTGATTCCGGTGATAACTCGTAACGAACTACGATATTTAAAGGTTCAAACTTAGCTATACCATCGCTAAGCGTAATTGTTTTATTATATTCTGGTATTTCAACTGTTCCGTCCTGCCCTAACGATACCCCTGTAACTTTCGTCACTTTAGGTACCGGAAGGACTTCGAACGGTGATCCTATTACCCGGACTTTAAACCGGAATAATTTATCATTTGCGCAAGCCATTTACTACGGAGTGCAAGCTCCAGGAATTGTAGCACCTTGTGCAACTAAAATACCGTGTGCACAATCGAGAAGTTGAACATCACTAGGACTCCAAAGAGTATCGATGTAGCCCAACTTAGCAGAACCAAGTTCCATACCTTCTTGACTATGCTTACGCATTTGACAAGAAATGTATTTGTAGATATACAAAGGTGTCCAGTCACGTTTAGTGATTAACACTTCGATATCCGCGGATACTTGCGCTCTGTTATTGAACAATGCGGACATCAACTTGAAGTTAATCAAGTCTGCATCGATACGATATTGGATTTCCAACTGTGGAAGTGTACGCTTACCGTCACTGACTGTGTATTTTGTTTCCCAGTCAGGTACTTCAATCGTACCTTCTTCTCCTAAGTCTAAGCCATTCACCTTTGTGATCCCAGAAATAAACCCTACTGCGGCAATAGCATTCACCGCAGTCAAACCGTTACCGGAAGAAGGACATGTGCCGTCCTTAATTGTAACCTGGTATCTTAACATTAAAGCATTTGTACAAGCCATATAAATCTCCTTATCTGTTGAACAGTAATCCTACACCGATTAAAATAGATTCTGCCGGAGCAGGCGCCATGAAATAGAATTTCACTCTAAGAATGCCTTCATTGATTTGGCTTAACGGATTAATAGTTCCGTCAGCAACCACTAAAGTCACATCGTTGAATGTAGAATCTCCTCCACCTTTCTTCTTGTAAGAAGCGAATCCAGTTTCATTTCCACCATTGCTTGAACTTAAATAAAATTCATATGCGAATGCTGTAATTTTTGCCGAAATAGAATCCAGAAGTTGAGCGGTATTGCTTTCGTTTTCCACATCCTGTAAAGAACGTTCGAAACTTTTCTTAAAGTAGATTGCCATTAACGTAGAGTTAATGAAAATTCTTTCTTTAAGCTTAGAATGTGTTCTAGCAGAACGGATTGCGAAAACTCCATCAATGTTACTGATACAATTAAGTCCTAAGTTTTTGAATTCTTTCAACTTAATCTTATTTGTAGTCTCACTATGGATACCTAAAACGTCGGCTAAAACTTGATTCAAGCTGGCCGGAACTTTATGGATACCTCGTAAGCTGGTAATGTAGATACAATATCCCATTACGTGCCCTACGTTAGGAACTAGTTTCTGTGGAGTAGCACCTACGCCGATAGGGTCATCTACGTAAACCCAGTCTTTGTTAGTCAACGCATAAACAGGTCTTGATTTCCGTCTCTTATTTGCCCATACTGTATAAGCATCGTCAATTTGCCCTGGTAGTGGTGTTCCAATCCAGATACAATCTTTTCTAGTGCTACAGTAGAGTTCACCATCTTCCCAATTCGATTCAGAGAATACTTCTGCATTGGTTAAGTAGTTAATCGGAGCTAAGTCAAAAGCGGAATAAGCGGCTGCATGGTCACTATTGCTAGGTGTTGCCCCATCGTTCCCTAATGTCATGGCTACAGCTACAGCAACGGTTCCCGCACCTGTCACAGGTAAATCAGTGAAGAGGTCATTAGCCGCTGTCACTAATTGTTCTGCAAAGATATAATCAGAACCGGTAACTTCATGGTTAATCACAGATGCCCAGTAGCGTTCATGGTCGGTGTCCATAGTTACGTTTTTCCAAGTCTCGACTAGAGCAACGTTACCTGTAAGAATATCTTTCAAATAAACATTGATAGTTCTGTCGATTACAGTAACTGTCTGTCCACTCGCACATACTCCTGCTGCCGGAACACTAAGTGTTAATTTGTTCGCAGATTCATCGATAGCTAGGATTTTAGCACTATATGTACCTACACCAGCAACTGTAACGAAGTCATTCAAGCGAAATGGCGCCACAGAAGTAACTGTGATAACTGTGTCAGATAATACAGTAGCCGCGGTTAGAGTAGAGTTACCTGCCGAACTTGCCATTACAGCAATAGATAACTGATTCCCCCATGCACCTGTATCTTTTTCACCTTTCTGCCCTGCCCAGATTTTCCATGTAGCAGCGGCAGCACTGTTATTTACAGATACAGAACCAGCTAAAGCATCCGCAGCAGTTACTCTGGCAACATAAAGTTGACCAGGCTCACCTTGCAAGTTTCGGAAGAATGCGCGAACAGCATAGTGCCCATAGTATGAAGATTTAAAATTTCCAAATTTGGTAAGCATTTGAGCCTGATCTGTAATCAGTCTTGCCTTGCTTGTTCCTCGTTCACTACGGATGGCAATACCACCGATGTTAATTGAGGCTCCTTGAATACCACCTACACTAATTGTAGGTAAGTCTTCGGTCTGTGTTCCAATAAGTAAGTCTAGTGCCATTATGCAACTCCTTTAACGATAAAGCTAGATTTGAATGCTTTAAACTGTGGGTGTTCTAGAATGCTTTTAGGCACCGTAAGCTCTTTCTTAGGTTCGATACGGATTTCATTGTCTCTACCTAGATCGATTTCTCGGAGAGCATTTGAAATATTTTTAATTATAATTTTGTCTGTACTGATTTCATGCTCCGGAATATTCGGAATTGCAGGCATGACTGTATCATCGGGTGTAGGATCTGTTAAATCCTCTAACGAAAGTGATATTCCGTGTTTGTAGTCTCCCATAGAGATCTCCTTTTAATCATATATCTGAGATGTCTGTAGTGGATTCTACGTCGATGCTTATCGACTTAATTGCAGGGAAGTTCAAGTATTTTCGGACGTGAACATTGTCCCTAACAAAAACGGCTAATGTGATTACGGAATGTGGTTCTGTTCCGTCGGTATCTGGATCGGAGTCTATCTGCTGAAAGTCTTCTATTTGATATTCTGTGGATTCACCGCAGATGTCAATAAATCCTTGGTCATCTATGAGACTTCGGAAAAAAAAGTACATTTCACTAGCAAGGTCATCATTATATGCTATGATATGTATTTCAACCATTATTTTTACCACATCTATAGATTTACGAAGTGCTACCTGCACCTGCTCTCCGATAACTCTATAACTATCTTTTCTTGTCGTCATGATGGAGTGTTCGTAAGAACCTTCAGGTAACATCGTCTTTATATAGAAGCATGGAAATGTGACATCGACTTGTGCTAAATCTTTATACCAAGCGGGGATACATAAATACACAGGTGTGTTACCGGAGTATGCAAATCTCAGTGTCTCCCCATTATAGATTTCAGTAAATGTAACCTTATTCACGGATTCTATAGGTGTGTTTTTTACAATATGCAGTTCATCCCCTATACGGATAGGTGTACCTTGTCTAATATTGGCAAGACTTGTCAGTTTTAATTCATGACTGTCTGGGTGACTATGTTCTGCCGTAGTGGTTAGATACTTATTCATTTTTTTGTGGAACTTATCAGTAAAAGCGATACTGACATTATGCTCTACTTTACGTTGCAGTATCCACATGTCCCCTAAATAAGCAGTTACTTTACAAGTCTGTAGTGATTCAAATTCAATTTCATCGAAGTAGACATAACCGTCTGTCATCAAATGTTCCATTCCGAAGTCGTAGAGCATGTAGTTGCAATTACTTTGTAATGGCACATACCATGAGCCTATCTGTTTTTTATCACAGTATAGATTTAATCTAAGTATAAAATATTTAGGATGGTTTAATTTTAAATCATCGCCGGTATGTGTGAGTGCTGATAATCGTAACTCCGTGAACTCTTGCCAACCGTCCTGCCTATCCTTTTCACGGATGTAAATTAAACTTGTAGGTATCCTAATTTTAAACGGATTTCTGAAGTCGAGCATGACTGTATTCTTCTTACCGTTGTCTAGGTAAGGTTCCCAGTCAGTTTGAGGAGCATCCTTGTCTTGGAAGTCAGTTACTTTTTCGTATCCCATTTATTCCGCCGTACATGCATGATACACTAAATCATTAAATTTGTAGCTGAGATTGGCGATCTTATTTTCGATACGGACAAGCTCGACCAGTAGTAGCACCATAACTATAAAACCTAGTATTTTCATTTTGTGCCTTTCTTCGCTTTTCTCGACGCTTGCCATTTATCGTAGTTAGCTTTACTTCCGAAATCTACAGGTTTTTGGGACATAGCAAACGCGGTCATTTCTCCCATTATCCTGCCTTCTCTATCGTCTTTACGATTTCTTAGCCTTTCATGTTTATCTAGCCTTTTCTGTTTATGCGGAGATAACATAATGTCTTTCTTCTTAGCACGTATCCTGTCTAAACGAAACTGTGCACGCATACCGCCTCGTATAGTTTTGCTTTTCTTAGCTGCATTCACTGATATTCTATTCACACGGTCTTCTAAAGCAGCCATACCCGGCACGTTAGTGTAGTTAGATTTTACAGCAAAAGATCTATCTCTGGTCTGCTTAGGTGTTCTATCTACTGCCCGTTTTAATTTAGCTATCGGCTTTTTTATAAACTTAGGTATTTTCATAATTTCTTCTTCTTCAACTTAGTGGGTAGTGATAGTTCCTTCGGCTGTTTACCTGCCTTGACTTCTATATACACACTATAGGGTATTCCTTTATTTTCACGGATAATTATATCAGTCTCTCTAGCATGTCTATCTTTAAATTTTCGTAAATAAGCATTCCAGAAAGGACGTGCGGGTATGCGCCAGTTCTTTTTAACTGTATACCCGTCTTCTTTCTTGTATCGTATTTTCTTTATATGTGCTTGTCGAAGAATGGCAAAGTAAAACCGCATAACTTCTTTAGTCAATGGTATTGTGCCCCCTTTTTCTAAAGTAAGCAGAAGTTGCTTAACCGTAATCTGTTTCTTCCTTTTCCTATCAAAAGGTGGTGCTTTACTAGGAGTGGTATATATCGCATCTAATTTGAAACCGACAAGAAATCCAAATCCTGTAAACGCCATGTAGATATACTTACCTATATCGAATTTCTGCCCAGTAACTGCTTTAAACTGAGATAGGGTAGGTAACTGCTTGCTACCCTTCCACAATGCGCCTGTGAAGTACAGAGGGAATCTGGAACGGTTGCGTTGCACCAATTTAGTAAATCCGGACTTCACATCTTTAGTCCGTAACGCATTTATAGATATTTCAATATGTAGATATTTACGGAAGTCGAAGGCTAACTGCCGTGCCCGTTCTAACGGTTCTACATTTTTAGCATCTTTATCTTTAGGTATATTGTTACTGGCATCGATTCCTACTTTATTCTTTTTTATCTTTTTATTAGGATCACTTTTAGGTATTTTCATTCTATACCTTCTTCATGCTTATTAACTTCTCTACGTCTAGCTTCTTCCTTCTCTTTTTTCTTCTCGAATACAGCCTGGACTTTCTTTTCCCTATATTGACTGTAGCGCATGATAGTCCCTACTAGTCGTCTATGTACACGTTCTAACCCTGTTATTTTAAATTCCACGTGGCTTACTTGGTCCCCGTTTTTTAGCGATAGGCATTTTAGCTTTGTGCGCGGTATTCCTATTAGCCCCACCGACTCCTTTACGCATTTGTATTTTAGCATAAGCACCGACACGCATTTTCTGTGACTGTCTTACTTTTTTTGCAGGATTAGGTGCAGAAGCTCCTTTAGGTTGTCCACCTTTACGTTGTGCCGGAACTTCGTACGGATTTATGAATTTCTTAGTTTGAATGCCCCATGTCATAAGTAACCCTTAACTTTCTTTTTCGTATCTTTATATCTATCTTTAGTGCGTGTCAATAAACTTTCACCTTTTAGTTTATTATAGCCTTTTTTAGCTAGATGTGCTGCACCTGCTCCGCCTGTACCTAAAATAGCAACACCTGTTGCTACACGCCCTTTATGATGCTTCATTAATAATTTAGCACCTTTAATATGACTACCACGTCCATATTTTTTTAATGTAGCTAATGTAGCTTTGCCTCTACTTTCACTCACTTTGATTTTTTTATCTGTGGTCATTGCTATGTCTGTAGGATCTTCTTTAAAATTCTTTTTAAAGTATTTATCAGATCCCCCAATATACAGCGATTTACCTTTTATATGAAGTGCTCCTTGAAGAACATGTCCCGCGTGAGGACTACCGCTAAGTTTTTTTTCACTAACACCACGGTAATAACTTCGCTGTATAGGTTTAATCACACTCGCTATTTTTTTATGTTTAACATTTTTCGTGTCGGGGTGTACACCTGTAATATGTACTTTATTCTTAGAATTACGTTGCCATGAATCATTATTTTCGCGTGCGCTAACACCAGAACTTCCGTACTTTGGATCAAGGACACCGCCTTCTTTCATTATTTTTTTAGCAGTGTCTCTACTGGTACTGTGGCTTTCTAAACGTACACCTACGGCACGATGCGCTCCATGTTTAACAGCGAGACCGCCGACAGCGGCAGCACCGGCTAAATAACCGGCACCTTTAGCTTTTTCTTTAGCTTTCTCTTTTTTGTTCATATATGCCTCTTTTTAGCACCCATGACTCCGGCAATATTAGCGGCAGCTTTATTTGAAAATCCGACACCTTTACTTTTCTGCACAGACCAGCCGGAACCAGCCGTATTTTGTTGTACAGCGTAACGGTCATCACCTTTACGACGCTGGGATGACTTCAGTAATGTCCGTGTAGACTTTTCTTTGTACGCAGCTTGTTCCTTCAATAATCGTTTAGCTTCTTTCGTATTACCGCTTGCCCTAGCTGCTTTTATTTTCTCCCTATAATCCATGACAGTAGCTTTATGTTTACCATCTTTATTTATAGTCTTATCACGGATGTCATGCATAGCTTCTGCTTCTTGGAATCGCTTTTGTGCAGCAGGATTATTGTATCTCTCTTTAGCACCTTTGGGTAAGAAGCCCATTTTTTCGCCATGGTCTAATGTCATGTTTCTGCCTCTAGTTGCTAAAGCTCCGGCGAAGTCTGTAACTTTATTTTGGAATTTAGTGAGCATACCACCACTGGATTTATCTGCGTGTTTAGCCGTGGACTCGATAGCACTACGGATGGCAGGGGCGAAGAATTTAGATGCTTGTCTACCTAGGATACCACCGGCTATACCACCACCCATAGCTTTACTAATTAGTTTAGCTAAAGGAGCTGCTGCATATAGTCGTGTAGCTTCTTTAAACATACCTTGGAGTGCTGCGTTAGCTTTCTGTTTTCCCCATGCGTGTGCATCCATGCCTGCAAATTCTTGTAACGATTTTTTATTATCTAAGCTTCCAGATATAGGCACACCTTTAGGGTTCGCTAATGTACCTTTATCTTTTTTCTTATCACCCCAATGGGTACGGATATATTCTTTACCTTCGCTTAAACTTTTAAACTTAGGGGCACCACTGTACACAGGTTTATTCTGTTGAATTTTCTGTCTACCACTGGCACTAGGTTTAGCATTACCTTTAGTTACTTTATATGATTTTTTCCCTTTGAGTTTAGCCATGTAGAAGATACTTACAGGAGTGTTACCTCCTGTCGAGTAGAAATGTAACTATCGGCGGATACCGAGTCGGTCTTTCACCCTGTTTTTGAATTTCTTGTCTTCTTGTCGTTTACGGTACGCGGCGGTACCTACACCTGCTACAGCTAGACCTGCTCCAGTTAATATTTTACCTTTATGATTGTCCATTGCATATTTACCTAGACCTTTAGCGCCACCTTCTTTATACGATTTTGCCATTCTTCCAGTTTCGCGGTTAACATTTAGTCCTGCTGCTTTGTACATACGTCCAGCTTTTTCACCAAAAGACGAATCTTGTTTCCGTTTTTTGTTTTCAGCACCTGTAGGTTTTTTTGGTCCTTGCACAGGTTGTGGATTCATAGGTTTATTACCGAAACTAGCTCTACCCTGAAAACCGGTGCTATTACCTGGCATAGGTGCGAATGATACAGGCTTTTTAGGCGCACCATTACCTACACCTGGACGTGCTTTAAATCCTGCTGCTGTTCCGGACATGACAGAAAAAGTAGGAGCTTTACTGCCTTTAGGCGCACCTTTCCACTTCCCTCCACTTTTTACTTTAAATGCTGATTTTGCCATATACTTAATCTCCTTTTAAAATTAATACTGTCTCTGTCTTCTCTTCACAGGTGTAGGCATAGCCGTAGCAGCCTGCATTTGTGGCGGTGCCATTTTCTTTTTTCTGGCAGGAATTTTAGCTTTGGCGTTTGCTATGGCCTGTCTAGTAGCCTGTACTTTTTGTGCGCCACTTCGTATTGAGTTTGTAGCATAATCTACATTCTCATTTATCCTGTCTCTATTCTTTTCATAGTAGTCCATACCTTTGGTAAGTCCTGCTGTTAGTTTCTTAATTCGTTTCTGTGCCATATAAGTTCCTTAAATTACCATTTAGTCTTCATGCCTAATTTTCTACGAACTTTATTTTCAGGTTTGTCATATCTGTCTTTTACCCCATAGACTCCGGCAGCACCGATACCAGCTAATCCAGTGTACCCTGCACCTTTCTTATACTTACCAGCATTTTTAGTAAAATGATCGGATACCTTTTGTTTAAAGTTACGTGTATCTTTAGGTGTTGTCTTAGAGCCATCCTGTTTTGCTGGATTTACTGGTTTTGTACTTTGTTTTGTAGGATTTGCATTTCTACTGCTTTGCTTATTTTGTGCTCTACTTGCAGATTCTTGTTTATACTGCTTTACCTGTTCTGCATTTAGTTTCTTAGGCTGTGTATACGCTGTGTTTTTACGTACACCTGTACCTTTTCCGCTACCTACAGATTTACCTGTAGGCTTACCAGCACTTACAGATTTACCACTAGGTTTACTACTCTGCTTTGCATATGTTTTAACAGCACTTTGCATCCGTTTATAATTTGTTGCCATTGTTTATCTCCCTATCGCACGTTTAATGCGTCCTTTTATAGTTTTACCTTCTTTACGTCTATCATTCGCTTTCTTAGCTGCATAACTAGCTCCACCAGCAACTCCGACAATAGCTGTAGTGCCTATTCCACGGCTGTGCTGCCTCGCTTTTTTTAAAGAATCGCCTTTTAAGCCTAAGTGTTTTAATCCTGTTACTATCGTAGCTCCGACTTTCCGTTGCCCTCTACCTGCTTTACGCATACCATCCGCAGCGTGTCCTGCCGCTTGATACTTAGCTTTTTGTAAAGGTTTACCTTTAAGCATACCACCTTTGATAGCATCATTTATTTGAGATCCTTTACGATTAATGTCTTTCGCTACACGAAAAGCATCTTTTATTCCTTTTTTTACTTTCATATTGTTACCTTAACTCCCTTCTTATTTTACTACCTGTTTGAATTAATTTACCTTTGACTTGTCCGGTTCCATATTGAATGGCAGCCTTCTTATAGCCTCGGTATAAATTCTTTGTGTTTTCAAGCTTATTTTTAATCTTGATCTGGTTAGATTGAATTGCGCCTTTCACTTTCCCATATGCACTGTGTCTAGTATGTCCATAGAGAACGGCTTTAGTATTGCCTACAGCTTGTGTTACTTTTTTCTTCAACGGAGCTTTAACACTAGTCTTGATGTCATTCGCCTTATTTTTTATTTTTGTCCTGATTACAGTAAGTCCGGCTTTAAGTTTACCTGAAGCACGACGATCCCATGCTCTAAATTCAGAACCGGCTTTGTCTTTTAAGTTGGCTACTTGACGAATCATATTAACGACCTAGTGCTCTCTTTACTCTATTTTTTACAGATTTGTTATCATTTTTCTTTTTAGCTGCATAACCCATACCTGCAACTACACCTGTAGCCGCACCTGCTGTCAGGTAGGAATTTTTATGCCTTTTAAAATGACCTTCGGAAGGTGGATTGTTTTTATGCTTATCATAGGCAACTTCAAAATCAGATTTTTTACGTTCGGGTTTTGGTGTGTTCCCTGATTTTTTATAGGCACCTTTCGCATTATCATATGCATGAGGTCTTCTATAATCTAATATATCTTTTTTAGGTGGAGCAGGCATTAACGGTGCTTTCCTACCATCACGTATTTTACGTTTACTGACTGTACCTTTTTTTAAAGTGCTTTTTTTGAATACTAACTTTTTAGTTGTGTTCATACTTGTCTACCCCGTATCCTTTCCTTAGTCACATTTTCCCAACTGTTTTTATTTTTACGGTGTTCATTATAACCTACACCAGCTACTACACCTACACCAGCTACAACTGCACCTCTTTGTTTCAGGTATTTCTTTACTTTAAGTTTACGTCTAACTGATTCCCGTTCTGCCCGTCTAAAGTTTTTTGCGTCTTTAGCTTCAGCAGTTTTAACTTTAGCTTCAGCCTGTTTGATACGTTCACCTTTAGCATTTCTATTGAAGTGGTCACTGAATTTAGAACTATTTTTTGCTTTCTCTACTTCTGCGTTTCTATTGTAATTATTACTTTTTAATTTTACATTTTGTTTAACTTTAGCATCCACACCTATCTTGTCTTTACGGAACATTTTCTTAGCAGATTCACGGACAGGACTATAACCGTCATCTGTTTTAGGTGCGGACACAGGAGTACTTACTTTTTTAGGTTTACCCTTAATGTATCTCAGTATTTTATTAATAGGATTAGATTTTTTCATAATAGTCCAGCATCTGATTTTTAGTAATATTTTTAACCTTATTTTTTAATCTAGTCTTACCTTTAGATACCTGTTTTTCAACTGTACCTCGGATATACTGTTTAGCTATATCTAATTTTGGTGATTTCTTTGACTTGTCTTTTTTGTTTCTTTCCACGGCTGCTTCCTATATTGGATATACCTTTCTTAATTTTGCTACCTGTACGGGAGATGGAGTCTGTAGTTTTATTATAACTTTTACGAATAGCTTTGCCCGTATTTCTTATCTTTCCTTTGACTGTGGAATCATCATGCTTTTTCTTAGCATAAGCACCACCAGCAGCTACAGTCGCACCTATTGCAATTTTACCTTTATGTCTATTTGCAGAAGAAGCCGCACGCCATGCTTTATCTCTAACATCGGCTTTAATTCTAGCGTTGCCTATATTAGCATTCATAGTATTTCGCTTAATGGCGATGGCATCTTTACGGCTAACACCTTTTTTTCTAAGTTCATCTAAAATATTTCTGTTTATTCTGGCTTTAACACCACGGCCGCCTAAGTCTTCCAGTATCATCCGTTTTCCGGCTTCCCTGCTTAATTTATTTTTAGCAGTTTTAACAACGGACTTACCTGATTTTTTTAAAGAACTACCTACTGACTGTAATACTGTTTTAAGACTCATATTTTCTCCACTGAGTATATTCTTGCAGTCCAATTGTCAAGAACTAATGTATCATTTTCTATTCTTGTAATCCTGTAACGGTCATCATGGATTAAAAAATTATCGGAGATCATATTTATTGTCAGTTGTAGCTTATCGAGTGTAGCCCTAGCTATAGTCACTGTAGCATTACCACCGCTACTTCTGCCTAACTGCTTTTCAGCTTGCCCCGATAATTCTATCAATGCAGGGATTCCGGTTACAGGTCGCCAGTATTTAGTTTCAATAGCAGGATTTACTTGGACATCACTAACTCTATTATTCATTGGTCCTCTATCACTAGCAGTACCTTTATGGTCTACCTCACTACTGTTCACACTTTTCTTTTTCAGCAGTATGACAGTTCCACCTACAGCGAGTATAGTCTCTTCAGCATTACGAATTAATTCAGGTAAGTAGTCACTATTTTGTCCGTGATTCTCTACCTGTAGTCTGTTAGATTGAGGAAGTCTAGACATTATCTAAAATTATTCCTTATTCTAGCCATTGGTCTGTTTTGTGCTTCTTGTCGCTTTTTAGCAATAGCTGCTACGCCACCTAATGCGAGTCCACCACCTAGACCAACAGCCATTTGTTTCTTCTGTATACCTTTTCGTTTCTGTTCTCTCATGGTTTCTATTTTCTTTTTTCTTCCTTCAAGCTGCGCCCTTCTTTTACTTGGCTCGACTACCGTGTTTCCTTTACTGTTTACGTAAGCGAAATCATTGACTGGTGCCCGTTTCACAGACTTGTCGAAATTCGCATTCGTCTTACCTAAGTTAGCGTTATACTTACTTGTACGTACATCTACAGCTTTAACTACTTTCCGTAATGTTTTCTTTGCCCCGTTTATGAATCCTACTGTTGCCATTTAAAACCTCTTTATTTTTCCACGAATACTATTGTCATGATTTCTTGTAGCATACTCTACACCTGCTACACCGAGAGATCCAACAGCCAGTCCGGCACCTATAAGCCCTTTATGCTTTTTAGTACCTCTAACCAGTTTACGTACACCTTGCCGTGCAGATATATAACTACGTCTACCGGCTCTATCAGCTTTTTTACGTCCTACTCTTTGGTCTCTAATTTCTTTTCTGTATTTCTGTGCAGTAGCTTCTGCCTTCTTTTTTGTAGCAGGAGAGTTTAATAATTTCTGTCTATGCTCTTCTCTCCGTTTAGCAGCTTCGCTACTTCTAAATTTTTTATCACCCTGTTTAGCCACTATATTTCTAACTACTTGTGGACTCCGTTTCTGCATTTTAGAGCCGAGCTTTGCTTTCTCTCTTCGTCTAGCCGTTATCGCTTTTAATGCGCTGTCTTTACTATGCTTAGATTTCTGCTCGGTATGCACTCCGAAGTCTCTTACTTTAGTTTTATGCGTGGGTGTGATTATAGTTGCGCGTTCACCGTTGACATGCCCTTTCTTAACTTCTCTATTTTTAGTTTTTTTTATTTTAACAGGGGCTTGCTTAGCATAAACGATTTTACCTTTGCTTACAGTATAGCTATTTCCGTAATCATCTACACCACCTTTATTTGCTCTATGTTTTACCCGATTAGGATCACTTTTACTCATACTCTACCACCCTGACGGTTCTTGGAAAAATCGTTGTGATTGTGTATTTCTAGTGCCTGTATTTATAACACCTGGGCGTAGTTTAACAAAGCCGTTACGGAAGTTACTCCATCGCTCGGTATCACCTTCCAATGGTGCAGGCATAGTTGTTATATGGTGTCCATCATTTTGTCCACCTTCGGATAATCCTAGACGGCGGGCAATATTATCATAACTGTCTTGTAAGTCTCTAGCTACCTGACTATAGTGTGAATGTATCTGCGACTTATCGAGTGTAGCCCCCGGTGCTTGCAATGCATAATATTTCGCATAATCGTAACTAAGTATATTTGCGAATGCTATACGGCAGAGTAGGACTACAGGTATAATGTCTTCGTCTTTAACCGTGGCTATATTCGCACTGCCTTTATACTGCTTTAGCGCGAAACGGATGTGCTGGACATACTCACGGTCACTCCACGCGGGGTTGTCGATATTAGTGTCCCCCATATGCATACGGACATCATCAAGCAATCGTTGTATTTCTTCTGGCACAATAGGGCCACTATCACCAAATATCTGTGTCCCGTCTTTACTTAGCCAGTGAATTCTATACCATTTCTGTAACCATGTATCACTACCGTGCTTAGTAGTTAAGTATTCATTTTTAGTGCTTGCAGAATAGCTTTCAATTGTGGTGTAGCCTGTATCGAAGTTATCACTTTCTTGGATCTCGATACGATCTAGTGGAACTTCTGCTCCTGCATAGGTTTCATATAGACGTACAGCGACATCCCCTATATAGAAGCGTAGTTCTTTCATCTACTTAGTGCTCGCTTCACTCTACTTTTTACAGATTTTCGTTCTTCATATTTTTTCTTAGCCGCATACCCCGTTCCAGCACCTACGCCTGCACCCGCACCAGCTAAGTATTTAGTTTTGTGTTTTTTAAAATGCCCATCGGAAGGGGGACTGCTTTTAGGTGTAGTTTGTTTAGTTGTTTGTGTAGGTGTAGTTTGTTTAGGTGCTTCTGTTTTAGATGGTTGTTTAGGCATCTGCGTAGGTGCATTTTTTGCTTTTAGTTTTTTTCTATACGTACGTAACCTCATAGCTTTGTCTAGACGAGTACTACCGTCTCTAGGTTTCGGTTTATAATCATCTGTGTATTTTTTATGTTTACGCTGACCTTTATGTATAAGTCGCGTTACACGAGTTGTACTAGCTAAGATATTTTTTTTCAAATCCACTTCTGAAGGCCAGTCTATTTTTTCTCTACCTATAGTAGAATGACGGCCATGATGGTAACTTTTCTTCAAATCATCATGTTTACTTTTACGTTTTAGCCTATTCCCGAATGATCTAAAATGTCGTTTAGCCATGCGCTTTCTTTCAGGAGTAGCCGCAGATGTCGAATGGTCATAAGGAAGATCAGGGTTCCGCAAGCGTTTCTTCACGCCATAAATACCGCCTGCTGACCTTTGTACAGTTTTCCCGTCTTTCTTTTTGACTATATGTACACGATTTCCGTAATCGTCTGTAACAGTAGTCACACGTTTAGGCTTACCGTTCTGTGCGTTTTTAAATAGACGCACATTTTTCATTTCTTTAGTTGATTTAATCATATGTTAAGGTATCAGTCTATGGAAGACTGCCCCGAAGTAGTTATTTCTAGCATTGTTTCCAAAAGTACCTACACCTGTAGGACCGACAACACCTAGATAAAAACGGACTTCTTCATCTGCATTCAATTTATAAACTAGATCCCCAGACATGACTTCACCTGCTTTGAAAGAGTTGGTTAGAATTCTTTCTCTGTTACCAGGTAATACCGCCTTGATATATGCTTGGCTATACTCACCTGTCTCATATTTGACAGTAACATTGAAGAAATATCCACTTTCATGTGGTGCTTTAAAAACACCTGTTGCAGGATTATACGCCCCGTGGTTATCAATTAATTCATAATCGAATTTCAGTAATACTTCTGTAGTTGTAATCGGGCCGTTAATACTACCATTAAGTCCGGCACTTACCCAACCGAGATCACTAGAAATTCCGGGTGTACCTTGAATTCCTTGGATACCCTGAATTCCCTGTATGCCTTGTATTCCTTGCGCTCCCACGGCTCCGGTAGGGCCTTGATCGCCCTGTGGCCCTTGTGCGCCAGTAGAGCCTGTAGGCCCAGCAATTCCTTGTGGGCCAGTATCGCCTTGGTCGCCTTTAAGTCCTTGCAGTCCTTGTGCACCTGTAGAGCCAGTCGGACCTTGAATACCTGCGGGTCCGATAGGTCCTTGGATACCTTGGGGGCCAGTTAGTCCAGTCGGACCTGCGTTGCCTTGTGGTCCGGTCGGTCCAGGAATTCCTTGCGCACCTTGCGGTCCTGTTAAGCCAGTTAGTCCAGTTGCGCCTGTCGGGCCTTGGACTCCTGGTGGAACTGTAACCCAAATTGCAGCACCTTCGGTATTAACGCTGCATTTAAAGTAAGCGTTATTAACAGGGTTAAACCAAGACAAACCTACATAGTAATCCTGTGTGATATCGTCTGTAGCTAAAGGATCTCTCGCTTTAATTACAATACGTTCATCTACGATGTCCCCATTTTTACCTAATGCAGATATTGCCATTGCCGTTACCCGTTATACTTTTCGAAAGCAGAAATCATAACCTGAATTGCAGCAGGATCACTGTTGATGATATCTAGAGTAGTGAAGTTAGTTGTTCCGATAAGGAAGGCTTTACCTGTAGCTTGTACCGGTTTAATTTCCATACCTACGGGATCACCGTTGAACTTCAATCTTACACTCTTGTTTACATTGAGTACTTCGATTTTGAAGAAATCAATGCCTACAAATCCATCATCGCCAGGATTGAATGTTTTCACACCTGAGTTGCCGGGAATAGTGTAAACTTGTCTCTCAATTCGTGACTGTGCTACGAATTCGATGCTGGTAGGATCCGGAAGAACCGAACCTCCACCTGCCGCATTCGTAGTCATTAATGTTCCGTTAAATTTTACCGTTGTTTGTAAATCTGCCATTTGTAGGCTCCTTATATTACTGAGAGTGCATTAGCACGTGCCAGTACTTGTTTTACATAGTGAGGAACGTCATAAACTGTTCCTGGAATAAATCTATAAAACTTTGGTCCTATTTTAAAAGGACCCGGCTTTGTAGGTTTAACTTGGACTTTTTCTTCACCACTGATACCGAGAACTACAGTAGGTTTAACTACATCTGGGGATGCCATAGGAGTAGTGATCGGAACTGTTTTTTGCAATTCTTCTTCTCTAGTTCTAGGAGCATTAGCCTCAATGTGTGATACTTCACCTGTTTTAGCTTTAGGTGGATTTTCTACTACTTCGGTGACTACTTCTTTTTCAATAGCCACTTCGGTCTCTACAGTTTGTGTTTCTTTTTCTTTAGCCATTCTATTTTTCCTTAGTTATCGATTACTATATTCCAATTTCCGGCAGCACTTGCTCCGAAAACGATTGTAGTAGTGTCGGCATCTGTTTTAGTGATACTGACAATACCGGCAGCAGATACAGGAGCATCGGCACCTGTAGATGCAGACATTACTCTCACACTTCTAATTTTAAGTAAATCAGTCATGTGGTTAAGTGTAAGTGTCTCACTATTAGCTACAGTTACTTCCCAAATGCTGCGAATGCTAGTGTTATGTACACCCTCATTAACAGGATTTCTAAGAGTCCCTGCGCCAGAAAATACGATTGATGTTGCAGCCATAATTATTACCTCTGTTCAATTTTAATCTTTAATTTACCTGTAAGCAATGCTTGGTCTTTTATTGTTAGATAAACTTCTGTCCTATCCAATAAATGAAAAGATTTAGCAAGTGTGCCGTCTGGGTACCCGGATTGATTAGTCCCGGTGTTATACAATGCGCTTGTCAGTGCCGATTCCGCAATTAAATCTGATGGAGATAAAATGCCTACCGATACTTTGGCTGCATTTGCTCCTTCACTGGTAAAGCTAGTAGCCACATCGTATGTAACTTTCGTTACAGACAAATATGGACGTAAAATACCAAGCAATACTTTACCAGGGCTACCACCGTGGACTGCACAATCATACTCGAATTCAGTAACTGTTTTTCTAACCACCGCTGTTCCGGCAGGGAAGTTGGCAGGTACTGCATTTCTGTAAGCTAATTGTGTAGCCTTGATTGTAGCGAATGTTTCAGCCATTGTTAAGCAGTCCTTAACTCTAGAATGAAATCGTTAACGATTCCAGCACCGGCTACTGTGTAGTAACCAATATCTAAGAATCTACCGAAGTCTTTCGCCCCATCTTGCACGAGTTCGAGTGGAACAGTTTCAGCATAACCTACGGCACGATCGCCGAAGATGATAGCGGAGTAAATGTCGATACCGCCGGAACCTGCACCGGGAGTAATAGGCATTTGTGTGGTTTCAATGAAGACAACACCTTCGTAACGTCCTACTTCACCTGCATACATATCGGCTGGATTCACATATTGTCTAGCTTCGCGCCAGAAAATATCATCTCTCAATGTACGGAGTTGATGTGGATGTGCAGCACAAATATAATCACCTTGTCCATTTCTGTACACTGGTGGGATATTCAATGTCTTCAATGTCTCTACAGCATCTTTGATCTCAGTTGTGTTAAACACACCTGCGGCTGTGATAGTTGCATCATTTGTTTTACCGGTTGCCCACTGTACGTTTGCAGTCGCCAAGTAAATATCACGAAGATATTCATCAATGACAAGCGCATAATCACGACCGAGTTGCAATGCTGCATCTTCGAGTAGTGCACGGTAAGAAGACATCGCTGCAAATCTAGTGAATTGAATACTGTTCCCGAATTCGTAAACTCGGAGTTCAATTGTACTAGAAGTCATTGTCTGTCTAGGGATCGGTGTCATTTCATCGGGCAGTCTTCCACCTTTAGAAATGTTGTTTAGTTTAAGAAAACGGATTGTATTCCCAGGCTCTACGCCTAATTGCACCTTGTGCTCTACGAAATTTTTAAAAATGAATACAGGTTGTGCCTGTAGTATAGCTTCTCTAGCGTATACTGTTAAAATTTCGTTGGGAATTGTTGAGGCTTGGATTGTTCCTGCCATAGTGATTCTCCCTTGCGGATAATTTATTTTTATTTAGAACTAAAAATGAATCTGTGGAGATACTGTAGCGGATACTTGGTGTGAGTGAAACTGAGTAGATTTTATTCCACCCAGTTTCATCTGACGAACACGAATATAAGTTCGTATACGTTTACTGTCAAATGTTTTTTACTAAATTCCGTATTTCTTAAATACTTCATCCTTTAGCGCATTCAATTCAGTCTTTCCTAGCTTCTGCACATCCTCCCAAGATTTAGTCTGGGTTTTTGTAATGTGTCCACTACCGATAGGGAGAACAGAACCTTCTGGGGCACTGTGTTGTTTTAGAATGTCTTCTTTCATCTTTTTATACAATTCCTTTTGTTGGTTGAGCTTTGCTTCAAATGCTTCTTGTGTTTCGCCTTGACTAGTAGCAGGGAATAGGTATGCAGGGAGTTCGCTTTCAGGGATTTCATTTCGTTTTTTAAGGACGAAATTGTTCATCTTTTCAGCTTGTAGCTGCTCTTCTAGTGCTGCGAATTTCTGTGCACTCTCAGTAGCCACTTTTTCAATGACTTCATCGGCTGCATTTTTGTAAGCTTCCACTTTTTGAGTAAGGGTGAGCTTATCCAATTCCTGTTTCTTCTTTTCTTCGGCTTCGGCTTTAACTCTAGCATCGTCTTCGGCTTTAACTTTAGCTTCAGCTTCTTCTTTAGCCTTTTTTTCAGCCATGAGTTGTTCGACGGTAGCTTTTAGTGCCGATCCTTCTTGCAACTTAGTTTGAAACTGTGCGGTCAGGTTTTGTGCCGTGGTTTGAACAGCGGTTTGAATCTGCTCTTGCATGTATGCCTTTTGTTCGGCGGTTAAAATCTCCACAGGGCGCTGGTTAGAAGCCGGCGGTACGGATACGGGAGACACTGGTATTTGTTGGTTTTGTTCTGACATGGATACTTCCTTTCTTAATTAAATTTTTCATCCTATTCGCTTTTCTAGTGGTTATTGATTTACCACTTTGCTTGGTAGCCATAAACTTTTTAGCTTGCATTTTTTGATTAACACCGGAGCCACCGGCAATAGCTGATTTTTTCGTCTTGTTATTGAAACTGTTGAAGTTTGATATTGCCGATTTAGCCATTGTTATTTCCTCGTTCTCTCTTTTGTGTGTGGATTCTTTACAGTTCCAGTTTTCATGTATACTAGAACTTCATCCCCGTAATTGTCTACTACTCTTTTAACCGGATGCTTTCGGTTTGCCTTTCTTTGTTCAACTGTTGTTACTGTCATTTGAGTCTCCTTATTTTGTTTGATATTTGTCGTATTTCGCTTACTGATCGCTTAGTGTTTGTGTAAAACCGCTTGCGCGCTAACTCACCTTTCACTACATGTAATTTTCGTGTTTTACCTGTTGTATTCTGTGCTGCTTTTTTGCGATTTTCCATAGTCGTATACGCATTCACTTCTTTAGATGTAGCTTTACGGTGATTCATAAGGAAAAGTTTGTTATTCTCTCTTTGTCTTTGCAGTATTTTCTTCTTCTTCGCTAAGTTATTAACAGGTCTAACTTTCCCCTTAACTACATGGAATCTATTTCCATAATCATCCACACCTGTAGTCACACGTTTTGGTTTACCGTTTATCTTATTTTTATACTTACGGATGTTTTTTACAGCAGTAGTTGATTTCATAAACCTTCTAGTCCTTGGTATAGATTCTTATTCGCTTTCCGTCTATTCAGTAAACTTTTTAATTTTTCAGGACGCCCTAAAGCCGTGCCCTTTTTATTTCTATACATACGCACATCTGTTTGGTTTCCGAAACGTCGTAATTTTTTAGCATTCAAGGCGTCACGTTTTTGCTTTGCTAAGTTAGCTCTTTCAGGAGTGCCCCGTCCAGGTAATTTAGATTTACTATCTGTTGGTCTTTTGTAGTTATTTTCCGTCTTAATTTTACTGCCTAGTTTTTTTAATGCTTTTGCTTGTGGTTTACTAACCACAGGCGGGCGGTAGCCTTGCATAACACCACTTGGTTGTTTTCTGCTATATATAATGTTATTTTCAATCTTTGCTCTTCGATTAGGTAAACTAGATTTATCTTTTCGCAACGGTATTTTATCTATCCGTTGAGCTACATCTTTATACTTACCGATAGCTTTTTTACGAGCATCTGTTAATTGTGGCTGCCCATATTGTATTTTAGCTGTTTTAGTTATATGCTGTATTCGTTTATCTACAGCTTTTTTTCCCGCTTCAGCTATATGTCTATTAATCGTTCTTACTTTCTTGAATTCTTTTAATGTTTTTGGTATCATTTTGTAAAGTCCTTTGGTTTACGTTTTGTCCCGTGTATTCTACTTGCTGCTGCGGATGCCATCTTTAAATCTCCTTTACGGCGTGCTATGTGGTAAGAGATCTTACTTAATTTTTTATCAGTAGCACTAGGCATCGCAAGTACAGTGGTATTTCTTCTTCTTACACTAGCTGCGTGTCCAGTTTCTGATTTTGGACGAGCATTGTATAAAGGATCTTCGTAATTTAAACCATCTGCACGTTTCTTAGCTCTACTCAGTGTATGTCGCCTAGCCGCTTTTGCCTTCGGGTCAGTCGTGACACTATAGCGATTACCGTAATCATCTGTAATCATACGACCTTTTACACCATGTGTTTGGTGCTTTTTAAATTTACGAATATTTCTTACGGCTTGCGTTGTTTTCATTTCGTGAAGTCCTTCGCTTTGCGTTTTCCTTTGTGGAGTTTTTTAGCCAATTTAGTCGCACTGCTATTACCAGTGCTATTATCGAAAGTCATGGCGTCAGCTCTAGTGGTATGATAATCAGATTTAAGATAATTTTTTCTTTGTTTTTGTCCTGCCGGTAGATTATGCCCTACCCATAAGCGTACCTGCTTAGAGTCTTGGTGCCTACGTAATTTAGGTCTATTTTTTTCATCTAATGGCGCATTTCTATATTTATCATCTGTAGCCATACGTACAGATTTCATATAACGACGTGTTACGGCAAATTTACTTAAAGCTGGTTTAACTTTCCCATTCACTATATGAACTCTATTACCGTAATCGTCTGTAACAGTTTTTACTCGTTTAGGCTTACCGTTCTGTGCGTTTTTAAATAGACGCACATTTTTCATTGCTTTCATTGCTTTCATTGTGGTTTACCACCTGCTTGTTTAGTGGCTACAGTATCTGCTGACTGTCCTGTAGTTGCTTCTGTTTTCTGTGCATTCATAGGATCTGCCTCATTCTGACTATCACTAGGGCTGCCTTGCCCGTTACTGCCAGGTAATTGTGCCGCTGCATTATCCACACTCATTTGTGTGAACGGTGCAGTCTCCGGTGTAGGTGGAGCACTCATAGCTGCGTACATCTGGTCTAACGAAGCTACAAACTTCTGGTCTTCCATTATTTCTCTCATCTTAGCTTCTGGATCTGTTATACCTAAGCGTTGCATAGCTCCGCGTACAGATTCTAATTTATTCCGAAGCTCTACATCGATGTCCATGAGTTCATACATTCTATTTTTAGGAACTAGTTCGGTAAACTTAAATTCACATTCATAATATTGCTTTGTTCTAACTTCTATTATTTTAAATAACAGTTGTGGCATTTCAGCCATGACAGGCATTGCTTGTAATTTAGCCATTAAAGCCGGGTCTACACTGTTCAATTCTTCCAATTGTAGGTTGAAAAACTTATTCACGAAGCGTAGGCTCATTTCGACTATAAGCTTGAATCCAGGGAGGTACGACATCTCTTTTCGAGAAGAAAGCTCAATAATGGGCAGGAAGTACAGTCTTAAACCGGTATTAGTGGTATCACTGTAACTCATACTTGTTTCTAGATTTAGCAATGGAATAGGAATACCGCCTACACCCATATACTTCTCCAACAGCTTCATATAGTCTTTGATTTGCTCATGGGTGCTGTCCATAGTCAAGTGCTCGACTCTAGAGTTGACAGGCAAGCCGCCCCAGAGACGACCTGGACTTCTTTTAACCTGATTTGCAGCAAGTCCGAATAGTAGTGTGATTGGATTTCCAGTATAGTCCACATTGTCTTTGTAAGAAACTAGACCATCGTTCAATTCTTTATTAAGTGTTTTCAAGTCATGGAGATCGGAACGTCCATACACACTGTCTTGTAATATTAAATTGGTAATATGAACAAATGGAAGTTCACCATAAGGGTTGTCTTCTTCCACAAATGGACCACTAGTGTTTAATTTATTTCTATCTATGTTAGGGAACGTGTAAATACTGGAACTGCTTGAATCTGCCGGAAATGTTTGTACTTTTTGCGGAGTCCATATCTCAGTAACTGTTCGAACTTCGCCTTTAGCATCTAGTTCTTCCCATTGGATTAACACTTTCGACATCCGTTTAAGTTGCCCTGCATTGGTATACTCTATGAATGTTCGGGCACTGTCCAATATTTTTATAGCTACCCCACCTTTACCGTAATTGGTATATGCATCCCAATACGCCTGTAATATAACATCACCGGTAACACCGCCTTGTTGCAATGCTTTATAGAATATAGAGTTACCACCGCTATTATCTATCACTTCTTGGAAAAGTTCATCCATGACAGTATGAATATCTTGTCTGAATGTTATCTGTGGTGGTTTACCTGTTAGCCATACAATAGATTTTTCTACTTGCGCATAACTGAGATTGGCGTATGGAAGTGCGCCATCCTCACGCTCGGTAGGGAAATGGTGGCCATTATACCAAGCACGGTAATCCCGGATCTGATTTACCCTGACCTGTTCCTGTTTCTGTAGAAGTCCGATAACATTCTGGGTTCCGTTTCCGGCACCACTAAGTTTTAAAGATGATAACGCATTGCTTACTAGGCTGAATATACTCATGTCAGTTTATTAGTTATTATCTTTACAGGAAGTCAAGGAATTATTTCATGGACACATGATAGTAGTAGGAATGGACCCATCAATGAGCAACTGGGGCTTAGTTAAAGCCGACATGCAAGGTAGAACACTGAGACCAATAGCGGCAGATGTTATAGTAACTAAAAAGCTTAGTAAGAAGAAAGCAAAGCACTTATACAAAAATCAAGAAGATCTCGAACGGGCTATGTTACTAAGTAAAGGTATTGCAGAATTTATAGGAATAGACACCGAGCATATTTATGTGGAACTTCCAGTAGGTTCTAAATCAAGTAGAGCTATGGCTAGTTACGGAATTTGCATTGGCGTGTTTTCTCAAGTCAGAGTTCCATTTACAATTATCAGAAACACGGAGATAAAGAAATTTGTAGGTTACGAAGATTCAGATATTCGTAAAGTAGAGAAAGAAGAGGTTATTAAAAAAATGCTAGAGTTAGGACATGAAAAAATATTCACAGGCTTTAAGAAAAATGTGCATGAGCATATAGCCGATGCTATGGCAGCTTTATGTGTAGGTGCACAGAAATGACAATATGGGAATTAGCTACATTAGTTAGCACTACTTTTTTAATCATAGCATTTGTGCTTACATACATTAGGTCGAAGCAAGCAGAGGATAGAGCAAACAATGTTATCGAGCGTTGTAAAAGACTGGAAGACGGGTTAGGCTCTGTGACTAAAGACTTGATAGGGGAGTTGAAGAAGAGATGAAAGGTATATCAAAGCTTATCGATGCAATTCATAAAATTGACGTAGGTGCATTTGTGCTTACTGTCACAAATGACCCAGAGTTACCTTACATACATGTATCATTACAAACTAAAGATAGAAAATTAGAAGTAAATGCTAGCATAAACACTGAAGAGCAACTATGGGAATGGTTGCCTCTAGCAAAGCAAATGCTAATTAATAATAGCGAAACAATGGAGCAATTAAATCAGGTATCACTTCCCCCACTTGGAAAGTCTTTGCTGTCGGATATCTAGCTTCAAATACTCACCTGCTTTAACCTGTTCTCTCCTATTTTGTAATCCTGTAAATTCCGGGTAGTTGTTAGGTCTATAAATGGCACCCGGATTACACTCTACTTCCATACCTGCTGCTATTAATTTATGAGCACCCCACACACCTAATAGCCATGACCAGAAATAGTCATCATGGACTTGCTCAGTCATACTTGTATAGTAAGTGTAGTTCTGCTTCGTTATTTTCTTCTGCTTAGTAGCTTGGCTCATTAACATTTTTTGATGCTTAGTATCCTTTGCTTGCTGGTCGCTAGGTATGATTAATCTATTACTGTATAGATACTCTTCCCAGAGCTTAGTCATTTCCTGTTTGCTTTTCGGACTAAATACGAACGGTGTCCAGTCACAGAGGTAGTTCCACTCTCGCTGCATTTCTTCATACACAGACGTACCTACACCGGTAGTATCTACTACAATCGCAACTATGTTCGGGTATGCACAGAGGAAGTCATGAATCATTGGTCGTTGTTGTGTATACTTCATATTACCCACTGAGAACCAATTTAAAATCTGGACAGCTTTCACATATTCAAATAACCCGTCTTCATACTCCATATAAATTCTAGGTATCTTAATCACAGTAGTTACAGTTAAGTCACCTTCTTTTGCTAAGTCAATACTTACAATTACGGGGTCATCACTGTAAGCAGTTATACCTACCTTCGGACTATAGCAGTAATTAATTAATGTCTCCATTGTAATAGGGTGTGTTTCCCCGAACTGCCATTCTAGTCCGTAAGACATTTTAAAATATACGCTATCCTTACCATATTTCTTTACAACGGAGTCCACATGCTTCGCATAACGGCTGTTATACTTCATAACTTCTATGTAATCAAATTCAATATGGCATTTCAAGTGTGCAGGTCGTAATGTATCAGCATCTCTGTTTTGTTCTATTTGTAGATAAAAAGGGACACGCTCTTGCTCTACAGTACCGATCATCACAGTCGTGCCTGCTGTCCATGCCACCATAGGTAGTAATTTCTGGTCTATTACTTCCTCAGCAAGTCCTTGGGCTTCCTCTAGTAAAAGTAGGTGCCACGTCTTAGACTCAGTTTGTGCTTTCGGACTTGCCGACTGTCTATGTACGTGACTACCATTGCTCCAACGGCAACCATGTAGTTCCATTTTAGTATTAATGCCGGGATCTTTATACACCTCTTGAGCATGTGTGCTTTTAGCCGTGGATAATACTTTTGCATAGATTGTTTCTGCCTGTTCCATAACAGGTGCGTAGATACCTACCCAGAAACCTTTCTCATACACACCTAGCTGATCCGGGTACAGCTTTGCTAGGCTAGGCATAACCACACAAAGTGTAGTGATTGTACATGCTAGTGTCTGTGATTTCCCGCCTTGTCTAGAAATAAGACCGGTTATGATTGCGGAGTCATTGAGAAGGATTGACCAGAATACACGCCGTTGCAGTGCTCTCTGGTATGGGAATAAGTCAATGCCTGTGATAACTGTAGATAGTTTTTCTAGTGTGTTCACTAATAAGGCTAAATCAAAATCACCCCAATCACAGTTCTTAATGAACTTGTCTACGGACTCCATAGATTCTACGTTTATATCTACGTCTATGTTCTTATCTGTTTCGTTATCAGGTAATTTATCTGTGATTTTAGTGTTAAGCTGGGCTATCGTTTTCTGCCGCTTAGGTCTATTTATTTTAACTTTGGTTACGCTAGGCTTATGTAAATTTACTTCTTCCATATTTGCAGTATAATCAGTATTAATAGTTGTCAAGTAGTATATAGGTTAAGAAGATGACAGAATGAGAAACAATAGAACAAGATTTATATTTTACATTAGCATACTACTAGGTACTATTTTTTTGTACTTAGGTAGCCCTATTAGTCCGGTCATCTATAAAAGTGAAATCCCTTTTTCGACAGGATTGTTATTACTGCCGTTCACAGCATACGGTTTATTTTTTTACTGCTTTGCTATGTGGATGTTCGTGACAAGAAACAATGATCCCATGACTAGACGAGAAGAGGACTGGGGCGATGTTACTCCGTTAGGTGAGACTAACAATGAAGCTTCATGGCCACTACATCATCAAAGACTACATGCTAAAATGCTAAACTCAGATCGTGATTTCAGTGCTGCATATCCTTATGATAAAGAAAAATGTGAAGCAGGTATAGCGAAGATGGAAAGAGAGATGGCAGAAGTCAGACTTAAATGCTTTGGTCCACCTAAAGGTGAGTGGAAGAAAGAGACTATAGAAGAGAAAGTTGAAAGACTAACTGCTAGCGGTGTTCCTTGCGAGATAGCAAATGATTAAGCGTATACCTAAAGTAAAAAAGAAAGTAGTCGCTAAGGTGAAAAAAGAGAAGCCTGTAACTACCAAAAGTAATATGCCTTTGATTGAGATACTTTTCAATAAAGGGCATAAATGGTGCTGTGTCTGCGGTGGAACAAATATGTTAACTTTCAGTCATCTATTTAAAACAAATCAGATGAAAGGTAATACTCGTTGGGACTACGACAATGTAGAGAACGGACTCTTAATGTGTATGCCTTGCCATACTAAATTCGATGGACTATCGAACAGTATTGAGTTAGGAAATCCAGAAACTAGGATAGGATTCATTCTAGCGAATCTGTTAGATGCTTATGCGAAAAGAGTTGCTAGACGAATGTTGTGGTTATGCGGCGGTAGTCATGCCCAAGAAAAGATACACGAGGATATCAGCAATGGTTAATTTAGAAATAGAGATCGAACGAAAAGAATACATACAGAAGTTACAAGATGTTTGTGATACTGTAATGGAAAATGCAGTTGTTACCATGCCTAGATTTCCTATTGTCAGAGTTACATATAAAAATCATACACCTGAATGGGTAATGCCTACAATACTAGGTGTGCAAGGACAGCAAAAACCATTTGCACAGATGTTAAGAGAGTACCCATGGAGTGTTCGTGGACTATTTGGAGATTTACGACATGGGTAAATTACTATGACTCACTTAGAGCAAGTAGGTATTAACTTCCTACTCTACGATAAACGTTGTGATATTATCAGTATGGAGCGTGGTCTTCATGACGGATTAGGACGACCAGACATTTTAGGTGTCACTAGAGACAGGAAGTTAATTGAGATCGAAATTAAAGTAAGCAAATCAGATTTCAATGCAAATTTCGATAAAAAGATTATACGCTTGTATAAGAATAGTCCGAAGTATGCACCTCACTTCTTTTACTTTTTAGTTCCGGCAGAACTGGCGCCACAGATTAAAGACTATTATGATGAACGGCACATAAATTACGGAATTATAATACCGGCTACTTTTGGCGTAGAGAGTGTAAAGAAGGCGAAGTTAAATAAGGATGCTACAAAGTTAAGCACAAAAGATATGATACAAATGGTACGTAACCAGACGAAGACTATTTGGGGTAGTTCAGATATACCTAAATGATTACATGCTCTTTCAGATAAGACTGCAACATAACTCTGAAATCATGGGCACTGCCTGTAGATAGATTCCATTCAGCAATAGGTAACTTTACAGGTAGGTGCCCATTCCGCCATTGCATTAATTTTAATACCAGTAGTGTAGAACTTGTCTTATCGTCTATTGTACAACTAACGTACACCCCTCGCTGGAGTGTAGTTATATTGCTTTGTCTGAGAACACCGTGAATGATGTTAGTATAAACGTGTTTTGTCATGCCATGCTTACCGTCTTTGATTATCAATAGTAGTGACGAATGCGATAAATCTGTGTGCATCCCACATCTGGGCACCACTTACTCTTCCGTATCTACCTTTCTTTCTCGATGTACCTTTGACATCTAACATCTGCCATGCTACAGGTTTTCTCCGATTTCCATTCCAAGTTGCTGTTAAGTTTTTAGTTTCCATGTATCCCTGCCTATATGCCCACTGTTTTGTATCTACAGGTAACAGTCAATTATTTAACAGTACAGACAATGATAGGCTTGTATGGAGGAATTTTTGGATTATACTCATACTGCCATACAGTGCATGTGTATTTTGGTACGGTGGTCTCTGCTATAACAGATACGGTAGTAAGTAGAAATATTAATATTAGTTTCATCTAGAACTCCTTACGTTTAGTGTAACTTTACAATTATCAATCAAGCCTTGCCTAATCTTCATACTGACAGTAGAGCTATAATGTATACTATCTAAGTAATCCGAACTAGGACTGGTAAAATAAGGATCCGGGCTTAAATAACAATCAAACAAAGGTTGCAGTGCGGCATTAGTTATACCACGGTTAGCATTTGCATAGTCTACTTTAGTTTGATGTACACCTACTCCGAACAATAATGCAGAAGGATAGACCTGCCTAAGCCTACTGACAAGATCCTTACCGGTTTGTATAATATTAGCATTACTGACATGTCTGAGTAAATCATTACCGCCTAGGCTTGCCACGACTATACGGTCAGGCTTATACTGGATGTCATAACTTTGTTCCAGCATGTCACAAAGGGTGTTGCCTGATACTGCTCTGTTCTGGGTGCCCGTTGATAGAAATCCAGGGACATGCCCCGATAGATCCATTGTGGAGTCGCCTAGAATTACAGTCGTGTATGTTTTACCGTCTTGTTGTGTAACCAAGTAGTTAGGGTAGAGCGAATTACCGTTGCCACTGTACGCTCTGCAATTCTGAATAGTTGGAACATTCCTAGATGCAAACAATGCAACTATGGCTAGATCACGTTTCCTGGTGTCCGGTTTCTCCTGACAACCCAGTGCTACTAATATTAAAATTATTATCATCTTTATCATTTGTGTTAGAAGTAACATTTGTTCGCGCACTGTCAAGTAAATTACAGAGGTACCGCAACCTTTGTGCTTGTGTGAGCGCGTACTCTTCATCACAGATAGTCACCGCCGCTATGTCATTATTCCAGGAATGCACTATGTAGTGACTTCCGGCTACTGTCTTCAGTATCTTTTTCAATCCTAGGTCAGGTGTGAGTTTTATTCTTACTGCTTGCATAGTAACAGTTTTGCTAGATTGGCAGTTAAGGGCAAGTAGTAATTGACCGCTATGGGAATGCAGCTATTAGGAAATTGGTGTGGTCTAGCGTGTGGCACTGGACACCCCGCCCACCTTAACTCTAGAAAGGTATAGGGGGTACTCTAGTTCTAATATCTATAGGCAATACTCTAGTTTCTAATACTAAACATCGGTTTGCTTAAAATCCCGGTAGTTCTAATATCTATAGGCAATACTCTAGTTCTAATATCTATAGGCAATACTCTAGTTTCTAATACTAAACATCGGTTTGCTTAAAATCCGGGTAGTGATCTCCTGGTACTTGATTCTACTATACATACGTTTATATATCCTGGTACTGCATATATGCCTACATTCTACTATACATACGTTTATATATCCTGGTACTGCATATATGCCCTACATACTACTATACATACGTGTAGTGTGCTTACCAGTCAATTATGCGACATATGTATATAAAAAAATATGCATAGTATATAAAAAAAGGCTTTACTTTGTATGGTATCCGTAACAGGATGTTTTTATTAGTTGCAAATTATTTGTAATTGATAACAGGTTTTAAAGGTTGTTTACTTAACTACTTAACTACTTAACTACTTAACTACTTAACTAAGTAAGACATAAGGGGGGGTACATAAGGGGTAAGCTTTAAAATACTATATAGGAAAAAGGTAAAAAACCATGAAAGGTTTTATTGACAATGAGTTTACGTTGACGGTTTATATTAATAATATAAATCAAAAAGTTGAGAATTTGGAAGTGTTTAATTTAATTGATTGTTTATCAATCAGTAAAATTGATTACACTATTGTGAAAAGAACTATGGAAGGAAGCATCATAGAATTGATTCTTAAACAAGAGGGACAAACTTGGCAAGCTAGACTAAGAGTAGATAGTAAAGTAAAAGGAAGCAAAATTGACACTAGTTTTAAATATATCGGAAAAAGTCAAACTAGTAAAAATACCTTGCTTATGTTATTTGATGTCGAATTGCCTAACCTAAACAGTTTAGAGCGTTTGAAATTAGTTGACAGACTTAGTAAGCCTTTGAATGTCGATGAAGTCTACAATCATGCATTACTAGCCTTGCACGACGAACATTTGATAAATTTAAAAAATGCTTTTGTACCGGAAAGTGATTTTCCTGATTTTGA